GGCGACAAAAATCTCCCCCCCTGCTTTGGGGGGTGTTTCTGGTGGCTGCTAGGCGGCGTCGGGTTCCGGTTTCTGAGGCTACTCCTGCGCCTGTGGCTGTGGATGTTCCGGAGCCGTTGCGCCCGTTGGGTCGGGATGGTTCGGCGATGTGGGGGCGCGTGTGGGAGTCGGGGGCGGCGTGGATTTCGCCGGTTACTGACATTGATCTTGTGCAGATTGTTTGTGAGTCGGCAGATGAGCGGACTCGGCTGCGCTTTTTGGTGATTTCGGATCCGGAGGATTGGCGTCAGCGGGCGCGGCTTCGGGAGTTGGATTCGCAGATTGTTTCGCAGTTGGCTGCGTGTGGGTTTACTCCGGTGGAGCGTGCCCGTTTGGGTTTGGCGGGTCCGGGGGTTCCGGAGGCGGTTGGGAAGTTGGCCCAGTTGAGGGCTGTCGCTGATGAACGTCGGAAGTGAGACGCCGCGGCTGTTTACTCCGCCGCTGCGGGAGTTGACTCCGGAGACGTCGCGCGGGTTTCAGGCTGTGTCGTTTGCCCACGACGTTTTGGGTGTGGAGTTGTTGCCTTGGCAGGAATGGCTGCTGATACACGCCCTGGAAATGCTGCCGGATAAGTCTCTACGGTTCCGGACTGTTGTGCTGCTGGTGGCCCGGCAGAACGGCAAGTCCACGCTGTTACAGATCCTCGCGTTGTATTTCATGTATGTGCGCGGTTTGCCGATGGTGATTGGGACTGCGCAGAATCTGGATATTGCGGAGGAAGTGTGGCAGGGCGTTGTGGATCTCGCGGAGGGCGTGCCCGAGTTGGCGGCGGAGATCGAAACGGTGGACCGCACGAATGGGAAGAAAGCGCTGGTTTTGACCGGGGGGCAACGGTACAAGGTTCAGGCTGCGAATCGGCGTGGGGGCCGCGGCTTGTCGGCGGATCTCGTGATGATGGACGAACTGCGTGAGCATCAAAAGTGGGATGCTTGGGCGGCGATCACGAACACGACGTTGGCCCGTCCGCAGGCGCAGGTTTGGGCGGCGTCGAACGCGGGCGATAAGCGAAGTGTGGTGTTGGCCCATCTGCGGCGGGCTGGACATGCGGCGTTAGGTGATCCGGACAAGATTGTCGGCGAGACGGAACCGGATGATTCTGGGACGTTGGGCATCTTTGAGTGGTCGGCGGCTCCCGGGCTCCCGGTGGATGATCCGGAGGGGATCCGGGCTGCGAATCCGGCGTTGGGTTACACGCTGACGGAACGCACGGTGGAGTCGTCGCGGCAGTCGCAGACGGTGGACGATTTCCGCACGGAAAACCTGTGCCAGTGGGTTGATGATTTGACTGACCGGCTGGACGATTTGAACGTCACAACGTGGTCGGCATGTTTGGACGATAAGGCTGCGCCGTCTGGACAGTTGGCTTTGGCGTTGGACGTCGCCCCGTATGGGGCGGCTGCTTCGATTGTGGTTTGCGGTAAGGACAGCCGCTCGCCGCTTCCGGTGGTTGAACTTGTGGACCATCGGCGCGGTACAGGCTGGGTGGTGGCTCGGGTCGCTGAACTGTGCAGCAACCATGGGATTCCGTCTGTGGTGTTGGACGGTTCCGGCCCGGTCGGTGCGCTGATTCCCGATTTGGAGTCTGCGGGTTTGACGGTGAAACCGTTGGATGCGAAGGCGGTTTTGCGGGCGACTACTTCGATGGTTTCCTCGGTTGCCGGCGGCGTGGTGAAACATAGGGGACAGCCGGAACTGTTGGCGGCGGTCGCGGGTTCGCGGAGACGCCAGTCTGGGGACGGTGAACGCTGGTCCCGAGCAAATAGCAACGTGGACATTTCTCCGCTTGTCGCGGCGACCTGGGCGCATTGGGCTTGGGCGACGTTCGATGAGCCCGACATACTCAACTCTGTTTGGTGAAAGGAACCTCTGTGCGCCTTCTCACCACGCTTATCGAACTTGTCGCGGTCGCTTTGATCGTCGCCGGGCTCGAGCTGGTTTACATTCCGCTGGCTCTCGTTGTCGCCGGTCTGTTGCTGCTGGCGATCTCGTGGAGGGTGAACCGGTGAGCCTATTTTTCAGATCGGAGCAGCGCGCTTCGGGGGCGTGGCCTACCCAGTTGATTCCTTCCCGTCTGACGTCTAACGGGATCCCGGTGACGCCGGATAACGCGGCGGGCATTGTCGCGTTCGGCGCGGCTGTCCACATGCAGGCTTCGATCATCGGCATGTTGCCTGTGGATATCTACACGGGGTCGGGCGCGAATCAGCGGCCCGCTCCGCGTCCGCTGCTGCTGGTAAACCCGGGCGGTAGGCAGGCGTACGGCTGGGGCGACTGGCTGTATCAGGTGATGGAGTCGGCAGGGTTCCGCGGTAACGCGGTGGGCCAAATCGTTGAGCGTGACGGGAACGGAACCCCGGCAACTATCGTGTTGGCTGACATGTCCACGGTGTCGGTTGATCGGGACCGGAACGGGGAAGCAGTTGAGTGGCGGATCGGCGACGCGAAGGTGGACCGCCGCGACATTTGGCATTTTCGCCGCTATCCGAAACCGGGCCAGATCCTCGGCATGTCACCGATCCAACAGTATGCGTCCACGTTGGGTTTGGCGTTGTCCTCGGAGCGGTTCGGCGCGGACTGGTTCACGGAGGGCGCCCACCCGTCAGGCATTTTGACGACGGATCAGAGTGTTCCGCAGGATGCTGCGGCTGCGATCAAAAAGCGGTTCATGGAGGCGGTCCGAGGGAATCGGGAACCCGCCGTGTTGGGGCAGGGCGTGAAATATGCGCCGATCCAAGTGTCCCCGGAGGAATCGCAGTTCCTCGCAACGCAACAGTTTTCGGCGGCGCAGGCGGCACGGATCGTGGGCGCCGGGTTCGCCGAAATCTTGGGGTACAGCGTCGGAGATTCCACGACGTACCGCAACATTGAACAGACCGGGATCCACCTGCTGACGTACAGCATTGACCCGTGGCTGACCAGGCTGGAGGAATCTATCAGCGCTCTACTTCCTCGGCCCCAGTTCATCAAGTTCAACCGGGCGGCGCTGCTCCGCACGGATCTCGTAACCAGATACACCGCATACCGGACCGCTTTGGGCCCGGCGGAACCGTTTACCACTGTCAATGAAGTGCGCGCGTTGGAGGACGTCGGCCCTGTCCCGTGGGGTGACGAGAAACCTTCGCCGGCATCTGTCCCCACATTGGAAGGGTCTACCCCATGACGTCTGAATCACGCACCCGCCCCGGTGTGGAGTTACGGGAGTCGGCTACCGGCGACGGCTACATGTTGTCCGGCTATGCGTCCGTGTTTGATACGCCCTACCCGGTGCGGGATTCCCTCGGCGAATATGAGGAAACGATCCGCTCGGGGGCGTTCACCAAGGCGCTGCAGGAACGTGACGATGTGCGGCTGCTGCTGAACCACGACGGGGTGCCGCTGGCCCGCACCAAGTCTGGAACTCTCACCTTGTCGCAGGACGATGTTGGTCTGCGCGTGGAGGCACATCTTGATTCGGCGTCGCCCACGGTCGCGTCGGTGAAATCGGCGATGGACCGCGGCGACCTCGACCAAATGAGCTTCGCGTTCCAAGCAACCCGGCAAGAGTGGAACGACGACTACAGTCAGCGGACCATTGTCGAGGCGAAACTCTTTGACGTGTCGGTCGTGACCTATCCGGCGTCACCGACCACGAGCGCGTCTCTGCGCGCCGCCGCCGATGGGGACGCCAACCCGCGCGCCGCGGCTGTCTGCGAACGTGCGGCCCGCGAGTTCCGCGCCGGGAAAGAGATTGACGGCGACGTTCGGGACCTGCTGCTGCAAGCGCTCGGCGCTATCGACGCCGGGACCGAGATTGTCGAAGATGCCGCCGACGTGATCGAGGCGGCGCTAGGACTGTCCCCGCTGTCTGACCCCGACGACATGGGCGAAGCCGAACCCGTCACCACCAACAGTTCCTCGACGCTGCTGGCGCTGCGCGCCGCCGCGCTCGACCTGTAACCCACAGACCCCCGGCACGCAGCCGGGTTATTCAACCTGTCACACCCCGGAGCTTGCCCCGGAGCGCCTCGGCGCCACCACTCAAGCCACCACCTGTCACGGGTTACCTCATCGTTCCCACTCACCGAAAGGTAGTCACCGTGTCTGTTATTGACACGCTGCGCGAGTCGCGTAAGGCACAGAAAGCCGAACTTGACGCGATCCTGAGCAGCGAAACCCCCGACGAGGCGCGAGCCTCGGAACTCATCGAGAGCGTTAAGGCGCTCGACGTGCGCCTAGATGACCTCATCACCATTGAGGCCAACGAGGCGCGCGCTAGCAAGGCTGACGCCGAAGCCGGGATTATCAAGGACGAGGCTCGCGCCGTCGTCACCCGCGAAGAGCGCACCTACTCCGAAGAGAAGGACCGCAACGGTTCCGCGTCATTCTTCCGCGACGCGTTCCTGGCCGAGCGCGGCGACTACTCCGCGGGTGAGCGTCTCTCACGCCACGCGCGAGAGGTTGCCGTCGAGGGCGAGGGCGTCTCCAAGCGCGCCACCACGACCAGCAGCTTCGCCGGTCTGGTCGTCCCGCAGTACTTGGTGGACCTCGCAGCGCTGGCGCTTCGTAACGGGCGCCCGACTGCGAACGTCTGCCAGCAGTTGCCGCTTCCCGACCAGGGAATGTCGCTGATCATTCCTCGCGGGACTACCGGTGCTGCTGTCGCTTCCCAGGCGACAGAAAACTCGTCGGTGCAGTCCACTGACGAAGTGTGGTCGAACCTGACTGTTCCGGTGGTCACCATCGCCGGCCAGCAGGACGTTTCGCGCCAGTCGTTGGAGCGTGGCATCCCCGGCCTGGATGGTCTGATCTACACCGACCTTGCCGGTGCTTATGCGGCTGAACTTGACCGTCAGGTTCTCCACGGCACCGGCGCCTCGGGTCAGGCGCTCGGCATCACGCAGACCTCCAGCATCTACGCGGCTACCGCGTTCGGCGCTGCTGTGTCGGCAACGAACTTCACGCTGAAGGTGGCCGGTGCTGTCGCCGGTATCGCGGGCGCTGGCACGGCGATTCAGCCGCGCGTCATCGTGATGCACCCGCGTCGCTGGGGCTGGTTGCAGTCGCTCGTGGACTCGGGCGGTCGCCCGCTCGCGCTCGCGCAGCCGGTCGGCCCGTACAACGCGGGCGCGTTCATCACCAACCCGGGCGCCTACTCGGGTGACGGTTCCTCGGTCGGCGCCCCGGCGCAGATCGTCGGCGTGTTGGCGAATGGCCTGCCGGTCATCACCGACGCGAACGTCACCACCACCGCAGGCACGATCAACGAGGATTTGGTGATCGTGTTTGACAACTCCCAAGCGCTGCTGTGGGAGGAGTCGCAGGCGCCGCGCCAACTGCGGTTTGAGCAGACCCTCGGCAACCAGTTGACCGTCAAGATCGTGGCCTACGGCTACGCGGCGTTCACCGCTGGTCGCTACCCGGGCGCGTTCGGCAAGATCGGTGGGCTGGACACCACCACCAACGGGTTGATCGCACCAGCATTTTGACAGAGAGTAGTCATTTACGGCTACTTCCTCACTGTCAGTCAATCTCGGTTCGCTACCGGGACAAGTCCGAAGGGCACGCGATACCTCCATTTCGCGTGCCCTTCGGCACCCCCAATGGAGGAAGAATGGAAAGGCTGTGTGCGTTGTGCGATAACCCGGTTACCTATGCCGGAATCGGGAGACCACCGAAGTATTGCAACGAGCACCAGAACCACTCGTACAACAAGTACATGCGCGAGTTTTACTGGAAGAACAGCAAGGCAGAGGACGACGGTAGTCCGCGCGCTTGCGCGCATTGCAGCGAAACGTACACGCCGAAGTTTCGGAAGCGGTCCATTTACTGCTCTCGCGACTGCAAGGACCAAGCGCGTAAAGCGAGAATGAAGCGGGAACGCCTCGCGGACAAGGCAACCCTTGAGCGGTTCTGCGCGCTCTGCGAGCAGCCGATACCCGCGACCCGGCGCGCTGACTCGGCGTACTGCTCGGACCTGTGCAGCCAGCGTTCTCACGGCGGGCTGCGTAGCCGCTACCGCAAGCCGGGGGTTCACCGCGAACTGCTGGCGCGAGACGGGAACCGCTGCGGCATCTGTTCGCAACGAATCGACATGCGCAAGAAATGGCCGCACCCGCGGTCGGCGTCGGCGGACCACATCGTCCCGGTGAGTGTCGGCGGGTCGGATGAACTGGCGAACCTGCGACTTGTCCACCTGTCCTGTAACTGTGCTCGCGGTGCAGCGATGCTCGATGAGCAACTAGCGATTGTCTGACGAAAGGAAACCCCCGTGGCTCACATCGAAGATTGGCTAGCCGAAAACTACGCACAGGTGCGGCTGGATCGCGGCTGGACGTGGGAGCAGCTGGCCGAGGATTTCGACCGGCAGGGCGCACCCGAACTCGCAGCGTGGGCGCGGGCTTCGGATGATACCCCGAAGAAGCGTGCCCCGAAGAAGGTTGAGCGGGCCACGGTGAAGGCGCCGGAAACTCGTGGCAAGTAACTACCCGTCCGGGCTGGATTCGTTCACGAATCCGGCGGGCACGGATAACCTTGCCGCCGGGATCGGCCATGCCTCGCAGCACGCCAACGCCAACGACGCTATCGAAGCAATCGAAGGCGAACTAGGACTCAACCCGCGCGGCGGTTCGGCGACGGTCAAGGCGCGGTTCGATGCGATTGAGGCGAACAGTTGGGTGACGTCGGCGCGGATCGCGGACGGCACGATTGCCACCGCAGACCTGGCCGATGGCGCCATCACCCCAATCAAAACCTCCGGCGGATACGTCGCCAAGACGGCGCTCTACACCGCCACCAACGACGACCGCATCATCGACTGCACGACCGGCACCTACACGATCACGCTTCCAACAGCCGCGTCCCAAACAGGACGTCGGTTCGTCATTCGCAACTCCGGCACCGGCACCATCACCATCGGGCGCACCGGAGCCGAAACAATCGCCGGAGCAACCTCACAGACACTCGCAGGATACGGACACCTCGAAGTCATCTCCAACGGCACCAACTGGCTGGTCCTAGGTGGCACCTACGCCGACGAAGCCATCGGACGTCGCATCTACACCTGGAACTCCGCCTATTCCAGCGGCACCGGCGGCTGGCAGCAAACGTACGGCGACACGGGCGACCGCAATGATGCAATCACCTACACGAATAACTGGGCTAACAGTTACGGCGTACACCGTCTGCGCCGAATCGGAAACACCGTTTACCTTGTGGCCGCGCTGGATTCAACGAACGCCACCGCCGACGCTGCCTTCACCGTCCCTAGCGGATTCCGTCCCACCCTCGCAGCAATCACCGCGGTTGTCGTTGGCGGTGGATCGAATGTTCCGCGCACTTTGTCTCTCGGGACCGATGGAGTTGGGACTATCTACCGCGCGTCACTGACTCCGCAAGGCGGCTGGCAACTAACCGTTGCTTACCCGACAAGCGACGCTTGGCCAGCCTCGCTACCCGGAAGCGCATCCGGATCCCCGTCTGCTTAGGAGAATCATGGCTGACTTCATCATCGACGCCGACCCGTACATCCCGAGTGGTGTACCGGCCACCCCCGAACAGGTCGCCGTCCTTGTCGCGGAGGGAACGCTGCCTGCCGACAAGGTGGCCGACCTGGCCACCGAACAGCAACCCGACGACCTCAAGGCGGCAGTGTTGGAAGCGATCGCCATACAAGTCG